CGTGAGGAGATGGAGAAGCGTGCCGCCGACATGGCCTACATCCGCGACCTTGCTACCCGTGCCGGCCTGCCCTTCGAGCTACTCTACCGCATGAGCAACGCCCAGCCCGGTAGCATGAGCGCCGCAGGAGCAACCGCCCCCACGCCCCAACCTTAATTCTATGCGATTCCTTACCAATGCTCTCAAGGGCCGCGAGCCCCTGCTCATCTCCCCCTCCCGCGCCGCCGATCACTCCGACCTCGCCGCTAAGGCTGGGGCTATCGAGGAGACCTTAAAACTAATCTTCGGCAGCAAGCCCGAAGCGTACAAGGCTGGCAAGGTCGGTGTCATCCCCCTGCGTGGTGTCATCGGCAAGGGTCTATCCCGCCTTGAATCCCTCACTGGTGCCGCCGACGTTGACGAGTTCACGTCTGCCCTAGAAATGATGGAAGACGACCCCGAGGTCGAAACCATCCTCGTCGATATCTCCTCCCCTGGCGGGACTGTCACGGGGGTAGAAGAAGCCGCCGCAGCCCTCGCCCGCTCCAGCAAGCCCACAGTGGCCTTCACCGATACGGAGGCCGCTAGTGCCGCCTACTGGATTGGTTCCGCCGCCGACCGCTTTGTTGCCACGCCCTCGGCTACTGTCGGCTCGGTCGGTGTCTACATGGCCATTCCTGACTACTCAAAGGCGTTCGAGATGGAAGGCGTACGCATGGATCTGATAAAAAGTGGCTCTCTGAAAGGGGCTGGAACTATCGGCACCTCGTTAACCGACGCTCAACGCGCCGATTTCCAGGCACAGGTCGAAGGCATCCACGCAGAGTTTAAAGCCGCTGTCCTTGCAAAGCGTTCAATGGTCGCCGACGAGGACATGGAAGGACAGGTATTCTCTGGCCGTACCGCCGCCCGCAAGGGTCTTGTGACTGGGCTAGGAACGAACCTCGCTGCCCTGATCGCTGACCTTAACGCCTAATATGGCGATAGAGGTTCCCAAGTTTATTCGGGACAACGCCGAGCGCGGTCTTGAGTACAACCGCGAGGGTAAGGGTGGCGAAGGCATGACCGACAAGACCCTGCGGGAAGCCCGCGACATGGCCGACGGCAGCATCTCCGAAGACAAGGTGCGTCGCATGGGGCCGTGGTTCGCCCGGCACAAGGTGGACATGGATGCCCCTGCGAACAAGCCCGACAACGAAGACTTCCCCGGCAAGGGTGCGGTGGCCTGGCTGATATGGGGAGGCTCGACCTCTGGCGACATTATGGACGCGGCCAAATGGGCAGAGCGTACTGCCGAAAGACTCGACAAAGAAGGGGCAACTCTTGACCGACTGCAAAGGGTAGAACACATGGACACTATCGAAGCCCGTCTGACCGCCGCCCTCGCTGAAGCATCCGCGAAGGATGTCGAGGTTACCGAAGCCCGCACCGCTGTCGAAAAGATTGCCAGCGACAATATCGAGCTGACCGCCAAGGTCGCCGAACTGACCGCCGCCCTAGAGTCCCTCAACGCTGAGAAGGCCGTTGCCGTCGCCGCTGTCGAAGCCGCTGTCGAGTCCTCCGTCTCCGCTTCCGTCGAGGCCGCTAAGATTGCCGCCTCCGTCGGCGTTGCCCCTGTGGAGTCCGCTCCCGATGCCGAGCCCAAGGGCTCCATCCTTGAGCAGTACATGGCCCTCTCCGGCTCTGACCGCTCAAAGTTCTTCGACGCGAACGCCGTGGCCATCCGTGCCGCCCTTCGCAAGTAAGATCTCTTTCCCCTATATCCCAATCCCTAACCCAATAAACTAAAGTGGCTAATTCAATCCAGGCGGCGCCCGCCGTACTTGCAGACGGAGTAATTGCTTCCCTGCGCAACAAGCTGCCCATGCTCAACAGCATGAGCCGCGTCTTCACCTCCACACCCTCGGCCTCCGGCAAGACCATTCAGGTTCCCCTGATCGGCTCCTCCACCGCCACCGAGTTCGGTGCCTCCGGCTATCTCACCCAGGACGACGCTACTGTCACTAAGAGCGACGTCACCCTCAAGCACTTCAAGGTGTCGACCCGCGTTGACCCCCTGAACCTCAAGGAGTACGGCCCGTCCTTCTTCATCGATAATTTCACTGTGACCGCCGCCAACGCCCTTGCCCAGAAGTGCATGGACGAAATCCGCGCTATCATCACTGTCTCGAACTACTCGCAGGATGTCGTCTCCGGTGCCGCTCTAACCTACGCTGAAGTCCTCTCCGCTAAGAAGACCCTCGATGACGGCCAGGCTCCCGAGCCCCGCGTCCTCGTCCTGAACAACAAGTACACGCAGGATCTCCTTGGTGACTCGACCATCGTCGCTGCTAACAGCTTCGGTGCTCAGGTCATCCAGTCCGGCCGCGTCGGTACCCTCGCTGGTGCCGAAGTGTTCCAGTTCTCGAACCTCGCCTCGACAGAAGACCTCGGTGGATTCATGGCCTCGGCTGACGCGATCGCTGTCGCCGCTGCCCTCCCCTACACCGAAATCCCCGGCTGGGAAGTGGCCAACGCCATCGACCCCATGACTGGTCTCGGTGTGCAGGTCATCATCGGCCAGGAGCAGTCCGGCTACATGAACGTCACCGCGACTCTGCTCTTCGGTGCCGCCAAGGGCCGAGGCACCTCGCTGGTTCGCTTCGAGACCACTGTCTAATCCTCTCAGAGGTCTTAATTGGGGCTCCCTACGGGGAGCCTCTTTTTTTGACCTTGTGCAAAGGGTAGAGCGATGAAGACCTCCGAACTAATCGAAGACGCAAAGGACATCGTCGGCGACATGGCTGACCTTGCCCAGACTTGGACGGCGGTCGGTGGTACCCCCTCGTTCCAAGTCCTCATTGACGGCCCTAGCATCACGCAAGAGCTCACAGCCGGCGGCTTCTTAGACAAGGTCTCACACACCTGCCGCATCGTCGCTGAGACCGCCTCCTGGACTACGGCCTACGGATCGGTCTGCGCCGCTGCCCTGTCCTCTGGCTCCCCTGTCGCCTCCCTCGCCATCGGCAAGACCCTCGTGGCCACCGAGCAGGGCAACCGCAAGTACCGCATCGAAGGCTCAACCTACAAGCCCGGCTCGTCTTGGGTAGAGTTACAGGTGCGGGCCGAGGACGACCGCTGATGGTCACCTTCTCAATCCGAGTTAAAGAGAACAAGGTCAAGGGCGACCTCGCTCAGTTCCGCACCTACCTCGGCAAGTTGACTGGCGACCTCCTAGTGCAGGAAGCCTGCCTCACCGCCCGCATGGCCCTTAAACTAACGCCCCCGATGGTCGGCAGTGGCGGTCAGGGCGACACCGCAGCCGCTGGCAAAATGGGCGCTCGGGCCGTAGACAAGGACGTCCGCTCAATCTTCGCCGACGGCAAGGCTACCCTGGGCGGCGTGTTCCATCAGAAGGCTGGCTCACGCGCAAGGTTCACGGCGTGGCGATCACTCACCAGCCCCAAGTTATCCACGACCCTTTTGCAGGACTTGTTCACCGACCCAGACCAGGACAAGGCGTACGCAAAAGCGTCCTCGCTCTTCGCCAACAAACTCCCCCGCAACGCTATCGTCGATAGCCTAGGTACGGCTTCGAGCATCCACCGCAGAGAGCGCCGTCGCGGCAGGGTCGTCAGCATGAAGGGGCCGAGCGAGGAGACCCGGAAGTACCCCGCCATCATGAAGGAGTCCCTGATAAAGAAGTACATCGCCTTGCGTCAGCGTGTCGTCGGCAAACTCAAGTCCGGCTGGTACGATGTCATCAACACGCACGGCAGGTCTTTAAACATATTTGGTAGAATCGTTGACGCTGGTGCCAAGGGCCTGCCCAAGTTCATCACCTCCCAGAGATTCAAAAACGGAGCTCTGACTAAATCTTTCTCAGGCCACTCCAAACGGATCAGCATCAAGAACACCTACGGCGACGCTGAAGGTGCGGCCTCCGAGCGTGGAACCTTCGGGGCAGTCATTCGTGGCAGACTCATGGCCTTGTCTAAGCGCCCGTACCAAACCTACGCTAACCGCATTGTCCGCAACTGGAACAATAAACTACGCCCTGGCGCATAATTTATGGGAACTAAATCCGTCCGAGAAATAGTCGAGAGCGCCATCCGCGCCCACCTAGTGGCTCAAACCGAGTTCACTGGGGTCAACATCTACAAGGGCATCGAGGTCTCGACCGAGCAACTCCCCGCCCTAGTGGTCAACTGCTCTTCGGTGAACAACCCGCCCGACCTCCCCGAGGGGCTGGGCAACTACGCCTGCTCGGTCACCCTTGAGCTCTACACCTCGGCAGATGCTTCGACCGCCCTTGCCAGCCACCGAGACCGATCGGCTGCTATGCTCGGGGCTATGCAGGACGTGACCGCCATTAAGGCCCTGTTCACTTCTCAAGGGGATGCCACCTGCTACGACGTAAGCCCCGAGTCCGTAGATGACGGCAAGGGCGACCGCGCCCTCGGCACGATGGCGACCTTCCGCGTGGATATCGTCCTCCCGGCCTGACCTCTTGACCCGGCACAAAGGGTAGAACACTATGGCCGCCGTCGTAAAAGGAACCGCTCACGTCTATGGCATTACTCCAGGAGCCTCTGCCCCTGCGAACATCACTGTCCAGTCCTACACCATCTCTCGGTCTTTCAACCGCGATGATAAGGTCGAGGACGCTGCCGGCCTAGTTATCACTCACCGCCTCGACGACCGCACGAACGAGATCAGCATCGAGGGCATCCTTCAGTCGAACACCTTCTCAGTGACCATTGGCGACCGCCTCCAGTTCGCTGGTAACGAGATTACCTTTGACGGCGTTATCACCCGCCTCGAAGACCGCGGCCAGAACAAGGGCTTCTCGCTCATCTCGCTGACGGCAGTGTCCTCCGAGGGCATCGCCTCCTACTCCTAATCTAGGCAGACACCCCATAAGGTCGCCCCGCTAGTCGGGGCTTCTTTATGCCCCGCCCTAGGACGTGCCATTAGACCCCTCTGGCTTGCCTTCTAAGGGGGGTATCCCCAACAGTCCTAGTCCTACTATGGACAAGACCTTTCTGCGGGCATTCCTGACCCCTAGGGCAACCCGCCTCGCCGGCTACGACCTCTTCCCCTGGTGCCTCAAGCATCGCCTTTGGCTGGAGGCCCTCGACCATCCCATCCTAGCCGGCCGACCCTGTACCCCCACCGAGCTCATCTTCTTCGCCAAGGTCTGTGCCGAGCAGCCTATCGGTAAGGCTGGCTGGTTGGACAGGTGGAGGCTGGCTAAACTCGCCAACCCCGTTCGCCTCAACCTCGAGATCGTAGCGGCCTATGAGCATATGCGAATGGATTGCTGGCCGAAGTTCTGGGAGAAGAAGGACGAGGAAGGCGGGACTGGCGGTCGCAATCGCGGTATGCCCTGGGCGCTGGGCATCATTATAAACCTTACCCGATCGGGCATGAGCCTAGACGACGCGCTCAACCTTCCCGAGTGCCAAGCCGTCTGGCTGTCTGCCGGGTCTACCATCCAGCAAGGGGCATCCCTCGACATCCTCACCTCCGAGGATGAGGAACTCCTTGACGAACTGCAAAGGGTGAAGCCCTCCCCCCCGCCCCCGACCACATGAGCCGCGCAATGCAATTTGACATCGTCGCCAACGACAAGGCGACCGGGACGATGCAGAAGGCCGAGAAGTCGATGGGGACATTCTCGCAGAACATGGTTGGCAAGTTCACGATGATGGCTGCCAAGGCCGCGCTGGTCGTTGCTGCGTTCACAAAAATAATGAACGTGATCAAGGAGACTGGCGACATCGCCGACGAGTCTGCCAAGTTGGGGCTGTCTCCAGAGACCTATCAGCGTCTCAAGTTTGCCGCTGAGGACTACGGCGCCTCCATCGAAAACGTTGCGATGGCGCTCAAGGACGTTAACAAGCTGCTAGACCAAGCCGCAACCAAGGGCGGCCCCGACAAGGACGTGCTCCTCGCCCTAGGGTTTAGCCAACAGGAGATTGGCGACCGCGCCATCAAGGCCGAGGAGGTCTTCAAGCGCGTTGCCGATGCCATCAAGGAAGCCCGGTCTGAGGAGGAGAAGTTTGCCATCGCTTCCCGAATTGTCGGCGACCGCGTAGCCCAGGCCATGGTTCCCATCCTTGCGGACTACGAGAACTTCATGAAGACCTCCAAGGAGATTGGGGTCGTGACCAATGAGAACGCACAAATCGCCGACGCTATGGCGACTCGCTTTGATAAGAGGATGGCGACCATCAAGGCGAATGTAACCAACTTCTTTGCAGACATTGGTCGCTCCCTGAGTCCCGAATTGGCGGCTCCTGCCACGAACACTGATCGCACCCAAGCGGAGATTGACGAGGCTCGCAGGAAGCGCGACGCACTGCTGGCCTCCGCCGCCAAGTCCGCAGCCCCTCGCGAGTCTGGGATGGCTGTCACCTCCCTCCAGCAAATCGGCGGTGGCGTCGCACGCGGCCAGTCCGCCCTCGAAGACTACGCCGCCCGCACGGCGGTCGCAACCGAGACCATCGCCGCCACGGCGACCGAGTCCGCACCAGCGCACACGGGTGCAACGGACATCACCAAGGAGCCCGAGGGTCGCCCCTTCCTTGACCAGCCCAAGCTGAGCACCCGAAAGTTTCACAGGATAGGGCCTTTAACCTTTAACTTCTCGAAGTAATAACATGGCCCGCGTATCCAAAGGTAACTCCCTATCAACCCCCGTCCTGCAACCCGGCTGGACTATCGAGGACGACGGCTTTGGTCTTCTGACTTGCTCGGCAACGTTCACCACGGCGCACGGCAACAGCACGGGAACTCCCGGCAAAGGTGCAGAGGCGCTCGCCAAGGCACCCACGAGGGGCTCTGCCTTCCAGCAGGACGCACGGCTTACCTGTCACAAGGCTTCGTCGGTCATGGGGGCAAACGGCATACAGGTCATCTCGGCTGACTTCGTAGGCATCGCTAAGGGCACGATGACGGAGCCGCAGGTGGCGGGCCGCTTCTCGTCCAACCAGGAGCCCATCTCGACCCACCCCAAGTTCAAGGACAGCATCGGCGGCACAAAGGCTTCACCACTCAACGGGGCAGTCTTCAATGACGACGGCTCGTTCAAGCGTTTCGCCAACCCCCTCGCTGAACAGTTCTACGGCGTGACCTCCTACCTGTCCTGCGGCTTTGGCATCACGGGCCATTTCTACACCTCCGACATCGTCGTAGTCACGACCCTCAAGGATGCGATCGGGCTGACCTCAAGCACTGGTTCCTTCGCCGGCTACGACCTCCTAGGAGGCCTGTCGGGAATCGGCTCCAACACCGGGGGCCGCTCGGGCTACGGCAATTTTGTCGCGGAGAACGAGAACGACCAGCTGCTCCTCTCGGGCATGGCAATCGAGTACTTCGGCAAGTTGCTGAAGGTGTCATACGACATCATGTACTCGCAAGACGGCTGGAATCCCGACATCTACAAGTCCCGCGTGACTGGCTCTAAGAAGACGCCCGACTCCAAGTCCACCTCGTGGAAGGGCAGCAACACACCCAAAACGCTAGGCTCTCAGACTTGGAAGGGCTCCTCGACCACGAATACCTTATAAACTATGGGTATGCTTGGCAAAGGCGTTGGGGTTCTGGCGAAGGGCATCGGCTCGGGCTCGCCTAGTTTCGTGCTAGAGGATTTGCCCGACGCGCCGCCCGAGCAATTTAAGGTCACAGTCGAGAAAGACGAAAACGGGACGTGGCTCGGGATACATCCAGGGGACACTGTGTTTAACTCCTACGTCACCGGCATTACCTCGTCAGGTAACCGCGATGTATCGGCAGGCTTTCAAGATGTAGACGGAGCCGACGACTTCGGAACTGTTAAGAGGCAGTACCATAAAACAGTCAACTGCTACAAGGCCCTGCAAGATGGCGACATAGCAAACGACATGACCCTAGGCCAAAGGTATCAAGCCGAGACCTCGGGCAAGACATACGTCATAATGATTCACGCTATCCCCTCTGGCATCTCTCCTCGCCTATGCGTGATTGGCAAGCAGGCTTTCGAGGACAAGTTCCTTTATGGCTGCTCAGCCCCTACGAGTGAGTTCGGGAAGACGGCAGTTTTGCAGACTAGAAGTGCGGCATCTTTGTCAAAGGTTACGGCTTCAATCTCAGGGAATGTAGTCTTAACATCTACGACCGACGTTGGCTTTGAATCAAACACCTTCTGGGAGCGGGTTGGTCTCATTGCCAAACTCATTGCGGTCTACGACTCAGCGACGAATGAGCTGACGCAAGCCTTTAGCGGCCCCATGTGTTTCGACGGAGTCTCCGAGCACTACTCAATTGATGTGCCATCGGCCAACGTCAACGCAGCCCCCACCATTATCGACGGCGGCTGGGCCTCGGCCTTCTACACCACTGCGGCCGCCAACGCCCCCAGCGGCTACACGTTCGACTACACCTACTAACCCCCCCTTGACACCCCGCAAAGGGTAGCACCTCCCCCCGATGGCAATCCAGTTTACTAACTACCAGTTGTTTATCGACCCAGTCGAGCAGATCGTCTACAAGGGCTTCCAGAACACGACCCCTCTGACCAACCCCGTCTTCACGCAGGGCGACGACGTTCGCCTGGAGGTCTATGTCGTTGGCAACTCAGCCCTGCCAGGCTCGCCTATGCAGTTGTTCACTTTCCCCACCGGGACAGTCAGCATCGAGGTCGGCAACCCCGGCTCGGCGAAGATTATCGGCACCTCCACCTCGACCGCAGTCGCAGCCCCCACCATAGCGCAAGGCACGGCTGCCGGCGGGGTGATGCCCTTCACTGTCGGCAAGGGGGCGTACTCGGGCTTCTTCTCCATCGACATCGACAACGCTTCGCCCGCGCTCGACCGCACGACTCGCTTCATCCAGTTCCCCCTCGACACCGAGGAAATGGCAGATGCCATAGAGGCCGCGGTCAACAGCCAGTCAGGCTGGTCGGCGGCAGACTGCCAAGTCCTCCAGACTGGCGAGTACAGCGGCACCATCTCACTCAAGGCGACGAACTCGACCACAGTCTACACGCTCACGACCATCGTCTTCAATTCCAGCCTCACTGGACTTTCCGGCAAGTACCTCGACCTGGACTTCTCCGACGCCGCTGTTGGCACCTTCCTAGGGAGCGAGACCAGCAAGGCCACGACCCTTGAGGTTCAGATCACGGACACCGACGTGCAAACCTACATCCAAATCCCCTGCACCATCCGCAAGCAGGTGACCGCTTCCTAATGAGCTCTTTTAACTTTAAACGCGGCGGTACCTTCTCGGGTACTGTGACCTATGTCCCCCCGCAGGGCGGGCTAGCGAACCTCCTCGGCACGACGATTACCTCCGATGTCCTCGACTCCGCTGGGGTAGTCCACCCTCTGACCCTGTCGCTGGACGGCACTGGGCTCATTATCACCTTCACCGACCCGGCAACTGACAGCGACGACTACGCAACCGGCCCCGCCAAGTGGGACATCCGCGTAAAGTTAAACACTGGAGTGGTCATCTACTCGTCCACTGTGACGTTCACTGTCCTCCCGCAAATCACCGTTAACTAACGCCCCATGTCTCTCTCGATTGTAGTCAACGGCGGCGGGACATTTACCGCGTCGATGGAGGAAGGCCCTGTCTCCTTCACGGCTAGCCTTGCGGCTGTCGGCCCGAAGGGTGACACTGGGCCTGGCGTGGCAGTGGGCGGCACGACTGGTCAGGTGCTAGCCAAGGCGAGCGGGACTAACTACGACACGCAGTGGGTCGCACGGAATCCTTTTGACCAGTCGCTGAATACGACAGAACCTGTTTCGTTTGAATCAGTCACAGTAAGTGATGGAATCGATACTTTATCTATAGAGGGCAGTCGAATTAGTTTTCCCGACAGTACGCAGCAATTTACCGCCCTCCCTACCGGCACCGCTGACGGCTACATCGTCGCATGGAACGCGGACACCTCGGCCTACGACTCCGTCCCGAACGACGCACGGACGCTTTTCCTCAACGGAACGAACAAGACCGGGACGACGATCGCCAAGGGCAAGGCCGTCTACATCAGCGGAGCAACTGGGAACCACCCCGAGATCACGCTCGCCCAGGCTAACTCCGAGTCGACCTCTGCTAAGACAATCGGCATCACCTCCGAGGCTATCGCTAACAACGGCACAGGCCGGGTCATCGTCGCTGGCCTCCTTGAGAATGTCGACACCTCGGCCTTCACAGCTGGCAATGTGCTTTACTTGTCGTCCTCCTCGGCTGGCGGCTTCCAGACCACGCTCCCCACGCAACCCAACCACGGAGTCCTCTTGGGCTACGTCGTCCGCTCGAACGCAAATAACGGAGTCATCGAAGTGCGCGTCGATAACTACCAAGAGCTCGGCGAGCAGTCCGATGTCCTGCTAACGAGCAAGACGAACCTCGACCTCCTCTCCTACGAGACCTCCTCGGGGCTTTGGAAGAATAAGTCCTTCTCGACCCTAGGGCTGCTAACCTCGGCAACGGCGGCGAGCACCTATCTCACGATTAGCACGGCGGCCTCGACCTATTCCCCGATCGCAAGCCCGACCTTCACCGGGACTGTAACGATACCAGCTGGGGCAAGCATCTCTGGCTTCGCAACTCTCTCCTCGCCTGCCCTAAGTGGCACGCCGACCGCCCCTACCGCTGCGGCCACTACGAATACGACCCAAGTCGCAACTACCGCCTTCGTTCAACAGGAAGTCCCTGCCGCCTCGACGACTGCTGCGGGCAAGGTTGAGTTGGCTACGGCTGCGGAGGCTGTGGCTGGCACGAGTGCAACGCTGGCGGTCACGCCTAGCGGGATTTACTTGAACACGGTATCACCGGGAATGGGATTGCTGCCGGGAAATGCGTCCAACGGCATAACATCGGGAACAGGTGCTGCCAGCAACGCATCAATGTTTGGAATCACCTGTTTCGGCCCTGACAGTGGTGTGGTTGGATATGGTGGTCGAAGGTTCCAAATGAACAATGGTCAAATCGGTTCGCTGGAACAAGGCTGGGGTGTGGTTGATTTTGACAAACGCATTTCCCTTTCCTTCCGCATAGCACCGCAACTTGTTTCATCGGGAAGCCCTCACAATGACAGCGTCGTCAATGTAAACTATGGCGATTTACTTGGAACCGACGCAGGCGGGACGCTTGCCCGCAAAGGTTTTGGGATCCAAATCTATGGGCATGACAACCCCCTGCGTTTGACTGTCCACGATGGCACGACATATCGCACAGTTGATTCATCTTTCACACCCGTTTCCACCACCACGGCATCAGCAGTTGATTTCCTGCTGGTTTCAGAAGCAGGCACTGTGACGCTATACAATCGCACCACAAGGACAAGTGCATGGACGCAGATTGCCACCAGCGCAAACGGCCCCACCGGGCTTTCAGCATCAAACGCCAGCAGCGTAACTTGCACATCAAGAAACGAAAGCGTCAGCGTCACAAGTGTTCGCTGGCGGGCTATTGCTGGATTTTTCTCCGTTGAATACTGATGCCCCGCACCTACCAAATAACTTCATTGGCTGGCGGCTTTGGGACGCTCTGCCCGCCTCCCATTGTGACCGCCCTTTGGCCCACCTTTGACGGCTGGCCCTGCACCCTGTCGGAGCATGAGCTGACAGTCTCCGTCCCCGACTCTGCCCCCGCCCCCACCGACCTCGGCCCACTCGTCAAGGTCGAGCTCGTCACCAGCCCCTCCAACTAAACCTCTCCCATGCTATACATCGCCCTCCTCGTCATCGTCGCTGTCGCCGCCTTCTTCGCTGGTGCCCATAACGCCAAGCGTGCCGCGTCCCTCAAGGCCGCCGCCTTGGACGCTGCCAAGTCCCTCAAGAAGTAAGGCCGACGATGCGACTCGCGGCCTTCATCATCCTTGCCGCGTTACTCTCGGGCTGCTCCTGGTTCTCGCGATCCAAAGCTCCGAGCCCCGAGTCAGTCCTCTCCGCTCTGACTCCCCCGCCTGCCGACGCAAGCATCCCTGCTCCGGCGTTTGAAGGCTGGCCGACCATACCG